GGACGCTTCTTGCGTACGATGCTGCCATTGCTTTTTGTTCTGCTGTAATTTTCATAATTTCCTATCCTGTTACTACAATTGTGTATTGGTTTGCTGTAATTGTTCCCAACAGAACTACAGTGATTGCGTCTGCTGTTCTTGCAGTAACGTCTCCAATAACTATTTCCCCGGTTGAAACTTGGAAAATTTGCACAATAACATTAACGTTGCTGAAGTTGTGCTTGACTACAGTAGTTGAAGTTCCAGATGAATCTGCAGCACATCCCTGTTTGGCAATACGAGCCAATACGGGAGTTGATGTGGTTGCCGATTCCGCAGCACCTGGGGTTTCAATACCAAGGTTTGCACGAGCGGTAGCGGCTGTTGAGCCACCAGTACCACCGTCAGTAACGGCTACGTCTGTACCGTTCCAAACACCAGTAGTAATTGTTCCCAAGGTTGTAATGGTTGATTGACCAACGTATGTAGAAGCAATGTCTACAGAATCGGCATTGGCTGTAATTCTGTCTGCTGTGCCAACAACATTGAGGGTGTTGCCGGTTTTTGTAAGACCATCGCCAGCAATGACTTGACCAGCACCTGAGAATTGAACGAAGGTCAGCCCTGTCGTTCCAAGGGTAATCGTGTCGTTTGTCGTAAGAACAAAACCATTGTCTCCGTTTACTGTACCTTCAGAGACAAAGGTGAACATCCCTGTCGTGACTTTTGCTGACGTATTGGCATCATCTGCACGAGAAGCCGCACCTGCGCCAGAAGCAACTGCTACATAGATACCGTTTTCTGACGCCGTACTCTGGTCTTTAAGGAGAACGCGGTCACCTTCAGCAAGTGTTACTCCGTCAATTACGTCGCCAGCCTCAAGGGCTGTAGCAATTGCCACTGGAGCAACGGATGCAACTCTTACGGATGCTTTAACATCAAGACCTTGACGGGCGGCGTCTACATAGCCCTTGGTAGCAATATGCGCATCGTCCGTAGGAGTGGCAACCTTGGCGTTTCCTTGTGCGTCTCTTTTGACTAGTTTAGAAGCAGTTGCAGCATCGGTTGCATCTGTAAGCATCTGCCACATCGCTGCAGGAAGCAGACCAGCGCTATCGGTGTCAGCAACGTTAAGGGTTAGGGTTACTGTACCGTTTGACGTGGTAACAGTAAGGGCTTCGGCAATTCCTGCACCACCACCAGAAACGATAGTGTGAGGAAGCGAGCGCCAACCACCATTTGCGTAGACCGCAATTACGTCAGTGGTGGAGTTGTAGACAAGATGACCCTCAAATGTGTTTTCAACTGCTGGGAAACTTGAAACAACCTGAAATCTGGCGTTAATTAGTTGATTTTGATTTAGGTCAATATTTGTAAGAAATTTTTGTGCCATTTTTTACTCCACCTTACGTGAGATATGCTTTTCCAGAAAATGCCGCAGAGAACAGGACAGTAATCTGAGTATTACTATTGTATTGTACCTCACCAAATACATGGGTATCTGCAGAATCCACAATGGTTACCTGCGGTTTGCCTCCAAGCGCATGAGTTATGACCCATGTTGCTGCTGCGGTTGCCTGAGTAAATTCAAGTCTGTTTGTAAGAGTGTTGGAAGGAGACGTTGAGCGAACAATAACAAGGTTCGGCGTATCTTGGTCAACGGTTACGTTGTTTGGAGTATCTTGATAAACATTTACATTGTTTGGAACTGTGTTGCTCATCGTGTTACCTCAAGAGAAAGAGTAAACGTTCCCTGTATCACCCGTGATACGAGTCCGCCAGAAGAAATAATCTCAAGGTCATAGACACCACTAGAAGTAAGAGCCGCAGTATCAGCAGCACTTATACTTAGGCTTATTAAGCCAGCAGCACCATTGAGGGTGATTCTTCCATTCTCTGTTGTCAATGTAATAAGTGGAGTTGTTGACTCAATTGTTCTTCTGACCTGCATTCGTGCCGTGTGATTGGTTAGCGGGTAAGCCTCGTATTCCGCTGGGTTTTGTTCTGTTGGAGTCCTTGGTTGCTCAAGTGCTATGACGCGTGCAAAACTAGACCCTTGCTGACAAAGTATGTTGTAATTTCCTGCAATCATTTTTCCGCCCGCATTACGTTTATTTGGATATACATATTGTGCCTCATTAAGTTTCTCACAAAACAGCCTCGCCGAGTTCGCCATAAATTGGGTCGCCAAGCGTCAATGTCAATCTCTCCACAACCCTGTGAGTAATTGAATACCCAAGAGGTCTTGCTGGTTCAACGGCGGCCAATACTTCCGGGGAGTCAGTAAACTCAGCAAAATCTAGAGCCGTTGTTCCAAGAGTGATTGCCACTGCTGTTGTCAGGGTGAATGCTTTACCACTATTAATAGTTCCTTCAGCAACAAAGAACAGCGCACCTTTGGCAACTTCTAATGCGGAAACTGCGTCAAAGTCGGTCGCACGACTAGCCGCCCCAGAGGCAGCAACTATATATACACCATTTTGGGATGGCGTTGATTGGTCTTTTAAAAGAACGCGGTCACCAGTAACGAGGGTTTTGCCGTCAAAGTTAGTCACACCATTAACTAAACCACCTGTAGATATGTTCACATTAGCAGTGCTTGCTAATCTTACTTCTGTTCTGATATCAAGACCCGGGGTTTGACTACCAACCGTAGTAATTCTTATAGCCCAAGGGTCGTTGTCGTGTCTTTGGCTGATAATTACAGATTTTGTTCCAGTAAGAACAAATTTCGCGGCCTCTCGTATTGCGGACTGAGTTCCAGCACTACGACCATATCCAGCAGGATAAAGTTGCCAGGTCTTAAACGCGGCTAAGTTGTTATTATCTATAATTCCAGTATTGTTTAAATATATTTGATTTTTAATTTTATTTCCAGAAAACTGCATCAGCCATTCGCTGTTTTCATCTCTTACGTATTGGTAGTCAACAAGTCTACTTTTTGTCTCGTATGTATCTAAAGGAATATTTGATGGAATTTCTCTTCTGTCATACCTAAACCATTCGCTATATAAGTTCATGGTGTCAGATATCGTGTCAGTTAAAACTTCCACAAATCTAAAAAATGGATAAGTCGGGTCTTCTTCTCTGCCGTCATAAGTTTGATAAAAATCAGGGATAAAAGAACGCATGCTTTGTATGACTGGAGAGTTTGCCCACGCAATATCGTTTACCAAGTTAGGTGTTGATATGCGAACATTTTTGCCGTTGTGGTTTGAAATAGTCAAAACAACTTTGTAATTAGTACTTGCTGGAGCGTTATTTGCAATCGTTATCTGGTTTGACCTTACGGCCCCCCATGCTCCACCCTGGATTGTTCGCGTGTTTCCAGCGTCTACTAATCCGTTAGCATCGTAGAGAGCGGCATTTATGGTGAAACTTTCGTCTGCTGAATATGCAACACATGAAAATACAAACACACCCCCCCTGTCTGCTGTTTCAAAAACACTGTTGACATTCAGTGTCATAACCACGGGCGCTAAACGGCCTGTAGACATTTCAATAACGTAATGAGAAGCCCAGTAGAAATCGTCTCCGGTTACGTTTAGCGAAGCAGTACCGATAGGGTCGGTGCTAACAACCGTCCAGTCATGGTTGGCGATTACGTAACTTAAAGGTATTGAGCGATTGGTCTCAATACTATAAGTTCTTAGCGCATTTTCGTCTAATAGTCTTTGTAGTGTTTTCATTCATCTACCGACACCAAAGTAACCGTCGTATTTGCAATAACCAAAGACGGCAAGGAACCCTTTTTTGTAAAAAGAACATTTCCGCTACTACTTGTTCCACCGGAGCCAGGAGTGACGGTTAAAGACTGAATATATAAAACTCCAGGAACTGAAGATGCTATGGAATAAAATTCAGAAAGTTTTATTCCGTCTGTAAATCTATAGTTAATTGGGGAAAAGTAATTTGTTAAAACAGTTTCAACGTTTTCCTGAACTACAGTGCTTTCGTAAGAAGAAGAATACGCCACCTCAACGCTTACAGTAAGAGTGACGATGTTTGCATCACGGACTTCAAGTTCAAGACCGGCAACGGTTCTATCTTGAAGGTCAATTAAAACATCTGATTTTTGGTCAATAGTTAGAGTCTTGTTAATACCGTATACGAATACTGTTACATATCCAGGCTCATCTGCATCTGCCCACTCAAGTCCGCTTGCAGAATTTGTAAGGTCATATGCTTTACACCTACTTACCGTTGAGGCAAAAGTAGACAATACATATCCGTCAATTTGAGATGCGCGAGCAAAAGAAGAAGACAGTGAACCGAGAAACTGTACAGACCTATTTAAAAACTCTTCAGTTGATTCAGGGCTTGTGCCGTTGCTGACAAAGGCATCAACCGTTGCTCCAATTATGCTTGAAGTCGGAGTATCAATCTCCAAGACGGTTCCAGCAGCAATTGGCAAAGTTGCTCCTACGTCAATTGCTCGCGCTTCTACCGTTACCGTGGGTAAAGGCTCTACCCCCGTGTACACGACAGATGCGATTGTCCCCTCTTCCGTTGTTTCAAAATAAATAGACTTTTGTTCTCCCAAGAATTCATAGTCGTATCTAACGATTGTTCCCTGTGGGACGATTGTTCCGTCATAATCAATACAGGTGAATTCAACATCAATGACTGCTTGAGTGCCGTCATTTATTTCAACACCCATCATTCCCACCAAGCCGGCCATGAGTCTGTCGGGAAGCCTGTTGATTGCTGAAATATTAAGCGCTGAGATGTAGGAAACAGCCTGCAGTATTGCGTCTTCTGGAGTTCCTTGCCTTGGCTGGAATTCAGGTAGCGCTATTTTTGCGTACTCAATTGAGTCTAGGTAAACAGCAGTTGGAGAAACGTCAAAAGGGACTAGGTAGACATATTCTGAAAAATCTATTGGCATACCAATCACCCACGCAACTTAAAGGAAAATTCTACACTAAGCCCACCGTTTGAAGTAAAAGATGGGTTTATTCCTGTTATTTCTACTTCAGGTACATATCTTGCTGCATTAATTATAAAGTCTTCTGGTTCAATTGGCGTAAAAGATGGGTCAAGAACTCCGAATTCCGGAGTTATCGGATGCTCTCCTGGCTCTGTAAGTAAAGAAATTGTCAAGATTTGTTTGTAGAAATCAAAGGTTCCTTCTTCTACCCGCTTGAGTCCGGTATCGGTAAATTTAATTGGGAAGGAAAGACAGTCCATCCCTGTATTATCTCATACCATCATGGTTTTGTCGGTCGTCTAGCCGGTTGAGCCAAGACAATGTTTCTTCATCTTTTTTCCAAGAACTTTTAGTTTGTCTAGAAATGCTAGATTTCATGACTCATCCACCCTCTAGTGTTTTGATTCTTGCATCAAGATTTTTAATAACACCGAGGAGTTCAACTGCCAACATTTGATAATTGATTCCTAAGCATTGTCTATATTTATCGTAATGAACTAAATGGTTTAGACCTGCATCGTGAAGGTCTTCAGCAATCATACCAAACTGGTTAAACCTATTTTCTTGGTCTTCTTCTTCTATGACTTCTGGTTTGTAATCAAAAGTAACTGCGCCGACATTTAGTATTTTATTATCTGGGTCAGAGTAAGGAGCAATGTTTTCTTTTGCTCTGCGGGTTGATGCAACTGTTCCCAATGTTCCGTTTGAGTTGACTTGTACCGCTCTTGGTGAAGTAATAGCCTGATTATAAACACCACTGTCGGTTGCTCTAAAAATAGTAGCGCCGGCCCAAGTGGTGGAATACCAGAACTGAGTACTAGAAGAAGCCATGCCAAAAAGTGTTGCAGCAATCATCCCGTCTGTGCCCACTCTTGAAATTGTATTTGCAGCACCATTTGTGTTGGATGCATAACCATTCAGTGTTCCGGCATCATATGAAGTGGAACCTGCAGGACCAGTTGCACCAACGGAACCAACTCCAGTAGCACCAGTTGCTCCAACCCCACCCGTAGCACCAGTAGCACCAGTTGCTCCAACTCCGCCAGTAAGACCAGTTGGTCCTGTTGCGCCAGTTAATCCTGTTGGGCCTGTTGGGCCAGTGGAACCTGTTGCTCCAGTTGCGCCCGTTGCTCCCGTTGGACCAGTTGCCCCAATTGGGAGAGTGAAGTTAAGCGTTGCGGCAGCAGACGTACCAACGTTTGTAACAACCCCAGTTGCTCCATCCGTTACCGTTCCGATAGCAACAGTGGCCGCAATTCCTATTGGACCCGTTGCTCCCGTTGGACCACCAGCAGGCCCTGTTGCACCAGTTAGACCCGTTGCACCAGTTGCACCCGTTGCGCCAATTCCCGTTGCGCCAGTTAAACCAGTAGGCCCTGTTGCACCAGTTAGACCCGTTGCACCAGTTGCACCAGTGGCACCAACGCCAGTGGGACCGGTTGGACCAGTTGGTCCAGTTGGTCCACCTGAAGGACCAGTAGCACCAGTGGGACCCGTGGCTCCGACTGCAGTAGCGTTTACCCATTCAGTTCCGTTGTAAGAAAGTGTCTGTCCAGCAGACGGGGTAGTTAAATTGGGTGTAAATATGTCTCTTGAGTTTATGTAACCAAGCACGTACATTTCGTCGTTAGACATGCTTGTAAAAGCACAAAGAACCTGCTCATCCGCAACTAGAGGGCTATTCGTGTTTGAATTAGCAACTCGTAGTGGACCTATCGTGTTTCCAAGTTTTGGTATTGATACAAACACTCTTCCATCGGAAGCAACTGTTTTTACAATGCCGACATAAATACCGCCCATTGGGCTTGGATGTGAAGACGCCTTGCTTCTGTTTACTACGTTAACCACCACAAACTCCTATGTATGGGACCGGTGCCGGTCCATATGTGACCAGATTTAACCATGTTACCTGAATGGTGTTAAGGTTTTGAATATATGTAATCGCATTAGCAGTATTACCACTAGCAAATTTTCCCAAATGCTTTCCTGTGGTTAAATAATAATCCCTAGCGTCTGTATCCGAATAAATTCTTCCGTTAATAACCGGGGTGTACACGACTTCATTGGCTCCGTCGTTAAAATAAGAACTCAACAAAGTGCTAATTGAACCATCAGTGTTCTTTACCAAAGGTCTAGAAGTTAGCGTAATGTTTCCAGCCACAAGCGGAGTTGGTCCAGATGACGGGTAAAGTGTGGCAGGAAGTCCTGCTGCCGATATCTGCCCTCCTGTTGGGTATATAGGCATGTCAACCGTCCATGGCTTTGCAGTTCTGTTTAGTATGCTTTCTGCTGATTTTGGAAATCTAATTTTAAGAACATTTTTTTGCACCAAAATTAATATTTCTGCATATTTTTTGGCTTTTTCTTCAGTAATAAATATTCCATGATGCAAGTCTTCTGATTCGTATTTTGTCTGTGCTTGAGCGGTTGTTAGAACGGTTGGTACATTGTCGCACCAAAGACGTTCTGTTACGACAAATACGCCGGCAATAGAAAATGACCACGAAGCATAAGTTCCAGAACTGCCAATTGTGTCGCACGTCATTGTCAAGGTAGTTCCTGAGACTGTAACAATACCTTCCATAAATCTTGCTGAGTTTACTGTGTTTGTGGCACGAACTCTTTGACCGGTTGCAAACTTGCTACCAGCAGTGATTGTGAACACTTTTGAACCAGTACCGATTGCTAGTGATGTTGTTGAAGTAATTCCCGTATAACCAGTACCTGTAGTTCCGGCAATCCCTTCTACAACTGTTGAGTAAATGTGAGGATACAAAGTTGGACCCGCCAGGGCTCCATATTCATATTCAAGACTTATTGGTCTGTTGTAGCAGTCAATATTTCCACCAACTAAAATATCTTCAGGAATTAAACCTGAACCCTTGAAGGAAAGTAGTTCCGCTTTTGTGTTTGGATAAGTCCTGAGCCTTCTAGAGTTTGGAATTTTTGCAATATTTTGAGGGCCGACTGGATTTATAGTTGTTCCAACTCCAACAAATTGAGGAGTTGTCTCATTGAAAACTGGACGACCAACAGTTGTTGCTCCGAGCCTTGGTGAAGGCTGAAAATAACTACTGTTAAAAATTTTACCTACTGGCAATTGGGGTATTTTGGGTTCTTTACCGTTTACCTTTAATCGCTCTGGTGTTCTAAACTCAACAGCAACTGGGTCTGTTATTTGCTCACCAAAAGAAACGCTAGTAATTAAATAAAAACTACTCATGTTGGGAACGTTGTTTATTCTTATTGTCATTCCGGGTCTTAGTTGAACGCCATTATCTCGCGCAACAAGCAGGCTGCCGGTACCTTCTAGGGGGTCATTACCCGAGTCACGTAAAGAAGGAAGACTCAAGACTTCAAATTTTCTAGTATTTGACCTAAGAGATAGACCAGAAGAACTGTTGTAATAATCAGTTGGAGCGTATTCCATTGGAATAAAAAATTTATCTGGGTATTTTTCTGGAATTTTATTTTTTCCAATTATCGGCTTGCCATTTTTTAATTTTATTTTACCTTCAATTTTTTCTGTTCCCCATTTATACATGAGCCATTGATGTGTTCCAAAGTACAAAGTTCCATCAGCAACAAATAAAACATACTGAGAATTGTCGGCAATACTTTTCATTACGGTCCACACAGAGTCCTGTTGACCATCTCCTGAGTTTTTAGAAGCGCTTTTTATTCTTGCGCTTTTTTCACCAACAAACTTAAGTCCGTATTTATTTGCTGCTTTCTGAACAAAAGTGTAACCAGAACCACCAACAGAACTTGGTTTTTTGTCTCTTTTCATCTGCTGAACCGCTTTGGGCATTGCTTCAACCGACCACTGAGGGGAAGCGCTTCCTTGCTGCTGAACGCTAACAGAACTAATTTCGTAAAGATGTCTAATTCTGCTTATGATTGGCTCACCAGTTCCAGACGAAGAGTTGGCAACTTTTATTTTTGATACTGAAGTCGTTTCATAAACAATGTCACGACCAATGTTGAAATAGTTATTGGAAGCCATCTCAAAACCAGGGTCAATTATTGTAAAAGACAATTGACTAGCCATATCCATTGTGTAACTAATATTTAACGTCAATAAATTTGACGCTACTGTAGCCATTTGTTTTTCTGTTAAATCGCCTATTTGAAGTGATGTTGATGTAAACATTTTTACCTAAATTAGGGTGTTTTTTCTGGAACGGCAAGTGCTGGTTCAAAAGTAAATCCAGTAGTCAAAAGGTTGTTTTGGGGGTCTACTGGTTCGCAGGGTTTTGGTTTGCATGTTTTGGGAACTGGATTTTTTGGGGTCAACGGAGGTAAAGCGATGATATCTCTAGCAATAATTGGGTATTCATTTAAAGTTATTGAAACTTCTGCTGCTGCCATCTTGCGACCATTTGGCGTCAATCTTGTTGCAGTAATTGACATGTCGGCAATCACCCACTGCAGGTTGCGAGTATTGTTTACATAGGGAAATCTAAAAGATGTAGAAGTTAATGTATTTAAATTATGAAGAGTGATTGGATAAGGAGAGCCGCCCATTGCTCTTAAAATTTCTATTTGTTCATCAATAGAAACGTCCATACCGTCATTTACTACAGTTGACTTGGTCGCTGTCTGCCCTACGGGAACGGTGTCGGTTCTTTTGCCGGCAACAAGAAATCTAAACGTACACTTAGTTAAGTTATATTTAGACCAATCAACCATTGCGTAGTTGCCACTTCTCTCAACCTCATTCCATACCGAAGAAAGTTGACTAAATTCAAAACTATTAGGAATTATGTCAAATACGTGAGTCCTAATTATTCTTTCACGAGTATTGGTGACTGAATTAAAATCTGTAATAGTTTGCTGCATGTATGGAACGTTTGCGTTTTCCGAACCAATTCTTCTATCTGGCAAATAATTCAGAACTGCAGTTGATTGACCAGTAGGAGGGTTTTGTCTTCCTCTCGTATTTGGGTTTGGACTTCTTCCACCACTTGCCGAACTTGGGTTGCTTCCGCCTCCAGGGCTAGCAAAAGATTTTTGTGCTTCTTCTATTCTTCTAAAATCTGCTGCTGAGTCAGGAAGCGAACGGCCTGCGCCGAATCCGCTATTTCCATTTGCGTCTGTTCTATTGATTTGTGCAGGAGTATAACTAGCACCAAATCCACTATTTCCATTTGCGTCTGTTCTGTTTGCTGTTAAAGCGCCGCTTCTTCCATTAGATTCGTTGTATAAATGATTGTACATTTCTTCAACTTCTCTAAAGGATTTAGTCAATACGCTTACTAATTTAGAGTCAGAACCTGTTGATATAACCGTAGTTGATTCAGCAGACGACACTGGTTCGCCTTTTATGAATTTATAATCAGAATCGGTAATGCCAATGAATATGAAAGAACCCCAATTCTTAACGCTGTACTGGTTGCCTTTATTTAGTCTCTTTATCACAACGTCGCTTGAGTAGGTAATTTTTTTGCCATTAGCCGAAACTGCAGATGGCTGATTTCCTGACTTGCCCATATTTACAAGAACCTTATAAACGGTTGTTGCTTTTAGTGTTTCTACGTTTACAAGAGCCCAAACTGGTTCGTCGTTTAATGTTCTATGTGAAGTACACACATACGTGTTCCCATTTATGGGGTCATCTGCATATTTTCCCTGAACCTGATTGTCAAATGCTTTTTTTCCTTTTTCCCACAAAAGAACGCCACTACCAGAATAGAAACTAATTGGGTTTTGATAAGAGTTACCTTCTTTTGACATTATCTTCTCTCCGAGTTGGAACGTTCAGCATCTCTTACTCTTTGCATAACGATGTCTGCTATCTCTTTGGCAGAAGCATTTTGACTTCCGGTCACATAGAAGTTGTATTCGTTGCCTCCACCGCCAGAACCGACGGTCATTGGCTGCTGGAGTGTTCTTGCAACAGGCATTCCGTTGTCACCCATTGCGCCTGAACCGGGAACAACATGAAGATGTCTTGCTTTATTGACTCCGTGGAATTCAGCAAAACCACCAGTTGACTTTACGAGCGATTGATATTGACCAAGGTTTTGTCCAACAAGGTCATATGCTCTTCCAGTTACATGGTCAGAGTTCATTGAACCAAGACCATAGTTTCTGTACCCAGAAGTAACGGTCCTCTTGCCAGTTAATGCGCTATCCATTGAGGCATGCCGACCCATTGTCTGAGATAGACGGCTTGACGTTGTGTCGCCAAATGCTTGTCCGCGGGGGGTTTTGGTATCGCCGTGTTTTGCCCACCAAGACGGAGCCGTTGCGTACCAAGCCGGTGTTGCCTTATCTGTTTCTTCAAAAAAGAGTTTCATTTGTTCAATAAGCGCCGTTGTCTTCTCTGCTATTGCTTCAGGAAGTTTGGTTAAGTCTGTGGTTTCCGTTGGCGTTTTTGCGGTGGCCATTCCCTCCATGCCCAACATTTTCAGCAACGCTGTTGTGGCGTCTCCGCCGGACGCCTCCACCATTCTCATTCCAGCAGCGCCTGAAGGTAAAGCAAAACCACCTTCTGCCGCTTTTTCTAGTGCCACCTGCTCCTCTGGAGTCATAGACTTGAATCGTTTTGTGAAGTCGGCAACATTAATTGATTTGCCACCCTGGAGAAGTTTGGTGTTCAAGTCCGCACCAAGACTGTTACCTAGGTCTGTGCTTGTTTTGTCAAAATATTCTTTAAGGGCAGGATTATTGGCAAAATCAATCTGCCCTTCCATTCCTTCAAAAGTTCTTCCCTTGCCGAACGCGCCACCCTGTTCGTAGTCTTTGCGTAATTGCGCAAATGAACTGACCCCCTCGCCAAAGTAGGCGGTGTAGTTTTTGACCTGGTCTTCCATGTAGGTGTTGATGTCTGTTTCTTTTAATTTTCCAGCGCCCGCTTGTTCTCTAAGTGACTCTGCCCTTTCGTCAATTATTTCTGGAGCACGAGCAGCAGCAGTGTATTTTTGGAAAATTGACGTGTTGTCTATTACTATATTTGTTGTTGCTGCTCGTATTTGTTGAGCAGTTTTAACTGTCGTCAAGCCAAGTTCTTTGAGAACTTCGTTGAAGTCTTTAGTGCTGTCCATGAGATTGACGCCCATTGTTTTAGCAAGGGCTATGTTTTCTTGGTCTGATTTACCTGTGATTTTTGCTAAAGCATCAAGACGACTGTTGTAGTTCTTTTGAAGTGGGGCCATTGCTGCTTCGTTGACTTCCATATCTTTGCGCATGGTCCTCAAAGCCTCCCCAGGCTTCTTCATCATGTCTTTCTGCTGTTCCGCAGAATATGTAAGACCATACTTTGATTGGTTTCTGAATATTTTGCTCAGTTTTGATTCTTGCTTCTGCCTATCAACATCTTTTTTATTATTTGTTCCAAACCCAAGAGGGTTCAAGACTCTGTTGTCTAAAAGGCTCTTGCCACCAAGTTTGGAAACAATTCCAGCAGTCAGGTTTCCAACGATGTCCATGTTCATCGTGGCTCCGCCAATAAGTTTTCTTGCAAGTTTTGGCATTCTTTTCCCGGTTGCGCTTTCAAACGCTAAACCAAGTTGTCCGCCAGTTGCGCCACGGTTAAGAACGTCTGGAACTATTCCAGCGTAGTTCTTTCTGTTTAAAGGAACCCCTTCTGTATCTGCAAGAAGTTTTTGATTGTATTTTGATGCATTTTTAAAAATGTCCCTAGTTGCACTTCTACCAACACCTGTTTCTTTTGTACGTGTTGCATCAAGAGCAAAAGAAAGAGAGTTATTAATAATGCTCTGCACTGCTTCACCAGCAGCCGCTTTTGACTTCTTAACTTCTTCCTTCTTCTTATTTAGTGTTCCCATGATTCCACCAGTAACACCACCAATAAGACCACCAATAATTGCGCCTGCGGCCGTACCAATAACTGGAACAAAAGAACCAATAAGTGCACCAGCAGCAGCACCTCCAGCAAGACCGCTAACTGCACCGCCTGTTGCTGTTTTTGATTTCATTGCAGTTCCAAGACCTGCTACAGCAATACCCGCAAGTGGGTTCATTTGACCGACTGCAGCACCTAGAGCAAGAGCGCCCTGCGCTTCTTCTGGAGCAAACTGCGATGCGGCACCGAGAAGCATTGTTGTGCCCATTCTTGCGCTACCAGAGCCCTGGAACTTACCCATGGCCTTCATGCCTCTTGACTGTCTTGGGCCAGAGCGAGCAGCACGGTTCGCGGCGGCTCTTTGTCTTAGTTTTGCGCCTCTAGTAAATTGTCCTCTGCTGTTTCTCCTGTTGGCTTTGTTAGCGGCCGCTTTCTCGCCAGTAGGGTCTTCTGCGTCGCCATACATATAGTTGTATGTACCTTGTCTTGCCAATTGCGATATTGCCGCTAACTTAGGGTTTCTAAGTCTTGACATTCCGACTCTGTAACCGCCTGGATTTGAAGCAGACATTCCAGGACGATTCCAAATCATGTTTCCATCGGGGTCAACGTCGTTCATGCTGTATGTTCCGCCTGGTCGCACATTCCTTCCACCAAGAAAAGACGAAGGGCCGACTGGGTAACTTCCAACTCTTCCTAGAGCGCTGGGACCTAGAGCATTTCCGAAAGCAGGACGACCGCCAGGACCCATCGGACCACCAGGTCCGCCTGTTCTTGATGAAAAACCACCACCAGGATAAACAGGAGCACCAGTTCCGTAGTACGCTCCAGTTGTTCCTAACGAACCACCACCGGTTACTCCACCTCTTCCGCCTCCTGGGGCGTGACCTCCAGGTGTTCCGCTAGTAATGATTGTTGCATTAGGGGCGTTTATTGTTGCGTTTTTTGTTACAGCGCTCGCTGTCCATCCACCCTTTGTGCCCTTCATTGCGTTTAATCCACCACGAACAGCAAGGAGCGTTGCGAGTGCTCCTATGGTTCCGCCTCCACTCAATGAGCGCATTCCCTTTATGAAGCCAGTCATTTGACTGACCATCGCAGAAATACCGTTAACAACATCATTGATAAATGGCATTAAATCCTGCAGCAACTTTTTCATTTCTGCTTGAAACTTCATTATTTCACCAATGAGTTCACCAATTCTGTCTCCGAACTCAATTACGGTTGCTTTGTTATTTACTAGCCAATCGTTGAACTGTCCAAAACTTGATGCGGCAATATTTTTGACATGCACCCAAATTGCGCCAAACATGCTTTCAATTACACGCGCACCCTCTATGAATGGCCTGAGTTTGTCAAGCGTGGCATCCCAGCCATATTTAAACTCTTTCCACCATCCAGCCATCTTGTCAAACATTCCAGTAACGGTTCCAAGGTTTTCGTTAATCAAGTTAACCGAAAGGTCTGTAAGTTTTTGTACCATGCCCACAAGACCATCAAGCATTGATGTCATACCGAATCTTTGCGTGCTGCCTGCAATTTTTGCAAACCCACGACTAAGAATCTTAAAAATTTCAAATGATGATTTTTTTATTGGCTCCAATAATGGCTGACCCATATCTCCAAATTGAACTTTAAGAAGATTAAAGTATCCTTTAAGTTTGCTAATCAGGGTTCCGGATACTGCTTCAAATTGCCCGTCCACATTTGCAGCCTTTGCAAGTGCGCCAGAATTAATTGCTTCTTCAAGACCTTTTTTGGTATTGATTTTCAAGTCCTTCAAGGCCTTGTCCATTGCTGCCTTGTCGGGGAAAAGGCTCTGAGCAGCAGTCTTCGCATCGGAAAAAGATTTTTTGGAGTTTTGCAAGATTGCAATTAAGTCTGCTGCTTTTTTGATTCCTTCTTCAATCGGCTGACCTGCTGAAGCAAAGTCCATTAGTCCTTTGAGAAGACCTTGGCTTTTTCCTGTGAAGGTTGAAGTCTTTGAGATGGTCGCAAAAGCGGCGTTTAAGTTTTCTACACCGACAGAAGCAAGGTCTACGTCAGCATGAAGGCCACGCATTACTTGTCTTGTTTGATTTAAACTAGAACCAAACTGGCCCTTGCTTGTTGTTTTGTATGCAAACATTGCTGCTTGTTGTTCACGTATCGCAGCAGAGGCAGCCGCAGCCGCAGCCACAATGCCAGCCATACCAGCAGCAAGGGGGCCCTGAAGAGCACGCATGGCTTTCATGGCTCCATTACCTAGCAGGAACGCAGCATGAACACCTAGCATTGCAGCACCCATGGCTGCCATTTCTATACTGGCACCCTTCAGAGAAAGGCTTAGACCTTTTAATCCGACAGTTCCAACCATTTTGATTGCTTTGTCAAATTCGTCAAATGTACGTTTCCATTTAACAAGGGTTTTAGTGACACTAGAACCGCCACCGCCGCCGCCACCTGCGCCAGTACTTGACGCTAGGCCAGAACCAATTTTATTGATTCTTCTCTCAAGTTTGTCAACGGAACTTTCAACGCTTTTAAGTTGCGCCTTGGCCCTGGCGGCACCGTCTACATCAATCTGTAGTTCAATTTTCGCTTCGGCCATGGGCTACTCCAGAATTACATGAGCGACCAAAGGTTTTTACGCTTTTTGCGCTTTTTGTTGTTCTTCGCGGTCGTTAGAAACCACTTTAGCACAAGCAAGGCGTATCAACCATTCATCATCGCTACAATCAAGGAGTCTTACGGGGTCTGTTCCAAACAGTTCACCTAATCGCGCAGCAGAGACGATTAGGGGGTCATTTACTAACTCCCCGAAGACTCCGTCGTAGGGTCCGAGGTGTCAATTGTATCCGAGTAACCGGAAGCGTCAAGAATCGCCAAAGCAGCGGCTTCAAGGTGAGGGTCTACGCCAAAGAAGGCACGAACTGCTTCTGGGATTGGTCTAGTCGTATCTGTCATCGCAAGAATGTCGGCTGCCGCAAAGTTCATTGTGTAGCCGTTCTCGTCATGAACTTCTTCGCCGTCAAAAACAATACCGACAGTCGTGCTTCCGATTACGTAGCAGGAGAACTTGATGGAGTCCATTCCGGCTTTGCTGTCTTCTCCGGAGTTCTTACGCCACTGACGCAATTGATGTTGCGTGATGTTTGGACTAATTCGCAAAGAAACGCCTGGACGTTCTGGTACGTCAAGACGAACGACTGGTCGTTCAACCTTCTTTTGAATCACTTCTTTGAGGCGAGAAAGAACATTTGGTTCCTCAACTTTTGGAATTGATGGAGTCTTTGGCTCAGCCTTTTTTGGTGAATCAGGCTCGGTATAAAGGGAGTTGTTTTCTGTCATAACAGCACATTAGCACAACATCAGATGAGCGGTGCAACTAGGCTGTAAAACGTTTATTTAATTTTTATACAACGCCTTGAACAGCGAACGTAAGGGCAAACGTTGCTGGAGCACCAGATGATGAGTCACCGTCTGGCTCGGTCATTCCGACAAGCAAGCAATTTGAGTAGGTGCGGTCAAGACCCTGAACGACAATGTCGCAGTCGTAGGTTGTTACGGTGATGTCGTAGTACACGCGACCGATGAGTGGTCTCAGTGTCTTAATCTTGGCCGCGATACCGCTACCGGTGTCTGAAGCAACTCTGTCGTCATCGTAGTGAGCCGTCAGCGTGATGTCACCAATCTCTGCTGGTGCGCAAAGAACTTCAGGGAACTTTGCTCCACCTGGGTAGATTTTTTCAACGGACGCTGTAATTTCGCCACCTGAAACCTGCGCAAATCTAAACCCTGTCCATTTTGGCGAAGTTGCGCCGATTGGACTGATTTCTGCGAGGATTTGCCTCTGTGATACTTTAGCCATCGCTTACTCCTGACTAGACTGTAACAGTTGATGTTAGATTTGATTTGACAATTGTAACTTCAATCTTGTCACCGATTGGCGAAACCCGGATGCCGAGTTGCGCTTTCACTGTTCCTCCTGCAAGTTGTGCAGTCGTATTGATTGAAGTATCGCACTTGACCGAGTAACCAGGGTCAATAAGTTTTCCGTTGGCATCGTATGCTTCATACAAAGCCCCTACTGCCTTCATTCTTTCGCAAATTCCGGTCAGTCTGCCCTCAATTGAAGAGAACAAACCTCCACGACCATCAACAACAGCGAAGATTAGGTCTTCCATTGAAGCGTTAGCCTCGGAGACAACGCTGTTGACTGTATCTTGGGTTGTGATGAATCTGAAATTTTCTGTGTCCAGTGAAAGTGAACGTGCTCCATAGACTCTCACCGTGTTGGCAATGATTCTAATTGCGTTTACATAGTCAGCATCAAGTGAGTCTCCAAGAGTCTTGTTGACGTCAACTTCAACTCCGGTAACAAAACGAGCAGCAGATATTAAACCAGCATATGGCTGATGAGGACCTGTCTGGTTGTGTGCGAGTGCACGCTTTCCAGCAGCGTAACCGTCGGGTGGAATCAATCTTGTTACACCAGCAACGTCCGTTGGAACGTATACCCACGGGTAGTAGAGGGCGGCATGCTCGGAACCTGTTTCGGCAGAGAGGGACGCTGCTGCTGCAGTAATTCCTGTTGCTGCTTCCGCAAGGTGACAGAGTGCGATTCTGTTGTATGTGTTTGCATGAGTAATGAGGTCCGCGTTGATTGCATGTGTTTCTGGGCAAGAAACTGCACCAGGACCAAAAGAATCGTTGAACAACTCAAGAGCATCAGCAAATGCTGTGAACGAAGTGTCAACTGTGTTGTCTGTTCTGTCGTCGGCACCGTCAGTAAATGTTCCGGCACCAAATGCTGTTGCTGCACTTGCTTCTGGCATTCCGTCTGTCAACTTTACAGCCGCCATGTACTTTGAAGCAATAGGGCTGCTATTAATTGCATTAACAAGAGCAGCGGTTGTCGTCTTGAGTCCTGTTGCGTAAACAAGTTCGTCGTTGTAATACAACTTAATGTTCTTACTTGAGGAACTAGCAACGACTTCAATATCCATGTCATGTGCCCAGTTGCCAGGGCCATTTGCCGTAAGTCGGATACAGTTGGCACCACCAACGCCGCCTACGTTAAGAAGTACTTGTGCTGAAGTTGCAGCAGGCCCTACGACTCTTGCAATATAGCACTGTGTGCCGCCTTCTTCAAAGAAGGTCTGAACGGTCGGGTGAAGGTATGCATATGTTACATAACCACCAAATGTTTCTTCAAACTCTGCAAGGCTTGTTACGAGAACTGCCTCATCAGCAGGACCGCGTTCAGCAAGTCCAACGAAAAATGCCTGCGACGAAGCGCGCACTGTTGTGCTTGTAGGACCTGTTCTGACTGCTGTAGTAATTGATACGCCTGGCATGTGACCTCCGTGTCTTAAAGTTCGTCGCTGTTAAGCGTCTTACTGTCGTCTGGCAAGTCTAATTGTACAGAAACTTGCTCTCTAGAATCTGCAACTGTTGTTAAAGTTTCTTCTTTTACTTTTTCAACTTTTGTTTCTTCAATTTTTGTTTTTTTGGGCTTTTCTTTTGCTTCTTCAGTCTTGACAATTTCAAGTTTGTAAGACTTTACGGCAGAAAGGACATCTGGATTGTCGTCGCAAGAAAATGCTTCGTCCTCTGGATACAGCAAAACAGGTGGCAAACCAATGGTTATATTTCTTCCGGAAATGTTCTTGACAACAATATGTCCAGAGCCGTCATTTTCAAAGTCGGATTGGCCTTTGATTTTTTCAACTTTGTGTGAATGGGTCATTTTTGCTCCTGATTGACTTTAATTAGTGTACATCACTATTTACGGCGTTTTATCTAGATTAGTAAATTCAATCTCCACAGAAGAGGCTGTAGCGAGTGGCCTTCTGTCAACAATTTCGTCAATAGATAAGTCATAAGATATGTAGGCCCCAGCAAGAACCCTGTCACCCTTCAGGAGGGTTAAATCAGAAAATTGTTCTTGCATTGAACCCTCATCTATCTGTAAACGAAAGGTCTCTTGTGGGTCTGTTGCTTTTAGACATGGGTAGTCAAGCAAGGCAGACCTAACAACCGTAGTAAACCTGTCTCTCATAAGTGTTGTTTCTGCAGAACCGACGTCTCTAACCCATACGTAGGTGCGCATTGTGTAATTAACTCTATACAACGGGTTTGAGCCAGAATATCCAATTCTTTCAATCCTGTTCGTGGACATAACGACCGTTATTATCGTTGGCCATTCGTCTAAAGCAATTGGCTCATAGGTCAAAAACTTGACTGGAGTCGGGAGTTGCTCGTCGTCTGCATTCCAACCGTTTCTGTAGTCAATAATTCTTATAGGAATATCATCACTGAGGTAAGAATTAACGTAATCCTTGGCAAATTGGGCACCGTACATCAGTTCCATTAGTTACCCTCGGCAATGTATCGCTCAGCGTCTTTAGCCAGTTTCTTTGCAAACATCGGTGGCTCAAAGATGATTTCACGTTTTGGCATGCTCCATGTTCCATATTGGTGAAATCTTGCAACCGGTGCGTCGGTTCCAAACCTTGCTGATTGACGGTTTATTTCACTAACTGAAAATGTTTCAATACTCTTGAACAGTCCACCAGACCTAACAAGTGTTGGTGCACCCGGAAAACGAACAGACTTCCATGCTCCGTATTCAGCATCCAATGGAGCCCATTTTCCATTTCCGTTAGAAAGAAAATGCTTGGTGTAGATGTCTGATAAGTCTTCTTTTGCTCTTCTAAAAACAGGACGCAAGTCTTCCACTCTGTCCCTTACGTCTTGTAAGAGTTCCTGAGCATCATTTGTGTTTACTTCAACCCGTACGCGCATCTTACGCCACTCTTGAGCGTTTGTATTTCTTTACAGACATCAGTTCTCTGTCAGTAAATCCTGTTTCAAGTGGAGCGACATTTCTTGGCTCCAAATCTTTAATACCAACAACGTCGTCGTGCATATTTTGCATTTCCCTAGTTGCTGCTCTAAGAATCAAAAGTTTGAATACTGGTATTGAATCTCCGTCTAAACCAGCCTCGTAAGTAATCGTAATGGTGTCATCAGCAACAATGTTAAAGATATCTATCCCGAACCTTCTGACGGTGTAGTTGCTGCCGATTGCTTCTGCAAAACCACCGGAAACATAAGCAGACAACGCTCCAGCGGCAACTACGACAACAAAAGTATTTGCAGTAACTTCTGTAATTTTTTCATTTAAAACATTGTAACCAACAGGTGTAATACCCGTAACGGTCACATACTGACCGACTGTAAATTTATGATTGGCGGCAGTGAAGGTTATCTTTGTTCCGACTTTTGTTGCAGAGGTGACAGTTGCTTCTCTTGTTACTGCCTCACCAAGATAAATCGGTGTTGTCCATTGGTTTTGTATCTGAACACTGAGAACCCGAGCAACTGGAGAATTTCTCAAATATATTGTTTCTGGAGGCATTGCGTAGTTCATTGACGACTGGTTTGAGTTGCCGTTAGCAGTGTAAAAAGAAGACTCAATGCTGTTTTGATAAAAAAACGAAGACATTGGAGTTGCCATATGAGTGCTGGGAACCTTATATTCCTCAACAAACTCAACTACCTCAATTGGTCTTCTCAGATATGATTCTAATTCGCTTTGAAGGCCAGACAGCACAATTTCAGCAGCATCTTGCTGCCTGAGGGACAGGGATATGTCCATGTATGTAACAAGGTCTCGTACTTCAACTAGCATTGTTTCCCCCTCGGGGACTTATTAATTATCTTCCAGGACGACCACGACGGAAAATGGCACGGCCACCTTCTCGCACGATGTCCCCAGGGCGCTCGCCGCCGACTCCGCCTCTACCGAATCGTCTACGACCAGCCTGCACGAGTGAACGGACAAAGCGGCGACCACGACCGGCGCGTTCTGCTCCGAGAGTTCTTCTTAAAAAACCAGTTTTTGGTACGTCCATTGCTTAACTCCTTGAATTGGGTGCTCGGCAAATTGTACCATTAATCACCTATCAGCGTTTGGTGGGCGCTCAATGGCGACCTGTATTTCTGTCGCTTTAGGGTCCGCTTCAACTGGAACCCAAGCACGGGAATAGTTATGTTCAGAAATTTTACGGTGTTTAAGCAGTGAGCCATCAAGCATTAAATGGAATTCATCATGATTCATTCGTAAGATTTCTTCAAAATCTTCTTTGCAATACTTTTTTGATTTAATTAAATTTCTAATAATATTTGATACTGGCTTAGCCAAAAGACTACCCCGAGAACGATTTAACCTAAGGTGCATTAACTGAGCATCAAGGCTGTCGCACTCAACATAGATAACAGGACAGTTGTCCCCAACGGTGCTTTTTACGTGCTTGTTTTTTGTGGCAAGCAAAAGACGTTCGTTCCCGTCAATCACAATATTTGTGTCTTTCTGCACAACTATTGGCAGCATAAAACCCAAATCCATCAAAGACCTAGAGAGAGCAAGAAGGTCGGGCCGCAGTATGTAAGTTGCCTTAAATGGGGCTACTTGTAAGTCCGAAAATGGCACCATCTCAATATTGTTCATTATTTAACTCCTGCTCTGCTGCTTTCGCCCTAAGTGTATGTGCTTTTGTTTTTGGTCCCACTGGTGCTGCTGCAGAAACAGTTATTTCATTGAGAATTAAGTTTCTGATAAGCCAGTTAATCGGGTAGGAGTAAGGGTCCTTGATATGTTTTTTTCTAAAATCTGCCGTGTATGCACGAGCGCGTCGCTTGTCAATCTCATCAAGCATGTTTTCGTTAATGCAGCGTTTTGCACCTTCAAAACCGTCAACAGCGTAACTCTGAATAAACTTCTCAATATCAAAATCGGGCCACCAACGCCTCTGTGCGTCAATATTGGGCCATATTTGCCAAAGGGTGTCGTAGAAGCCTGGCTCCGTCATAACGAGGTCACCGATGCGCCTGATAGCCACTGCGTGCAAAGGAACGCCAACCCTGGTGTTTGAGCCAGTCATAGCGGCGAGGTCGTAGTACTCACAGTATTCGGCATTATGTTCTTCTGATATGAATTTTAGAACATCATCCATTTGCCAGTCATAAATAACTTTAGCAAACTTTAGTGGTATTGATTTTTTCATTTTGTAGGGAGAAACTATGTAGTTTTCGTGCACCTTCTGGACAAGGGACCTGTATCTAACCATTGATTCGTTTGCTCGTACGCCAGTAATAAACGCAATGCTCCCGGTCTTGCCCTGCATTGTGTAGTAATCAATGCCTTCTGGCATAACTTCGTCGCCAGGAAGACCGAAGTGTCCGGCGTGAATTGCCCATTCGGGCATTTCCCTAACAAGACGACCTTCTCGTTTTCTGAACGAATCCCAAGAAAGAATGTTTTCTCTGACCCCAAGAACCCATACTTCTTGTGGATACGGAAGGCAATACCACTCCATGTCAACCCAGTCGTACTGTCTGACTTTGTTTACATAGTCATGGACAAGGGGGCTGACCATCTCTTGGTCTCTAAAAATTACTTTGACTGGACCCAGTCCTCGTTCTTCATGGATTTCTTTTGCAAGATACAAAACAGCAGTTGAGTCTTTTCCGCCGGAAAACTGTACGCATACGGTGTCAAAATTGTCATAGACGTGACGAATCCGCTGACGAGCGGCGTCAACACATGATATGTCTAGGAACATCCTCTGCTTGGTCATTAGTATTTCGCAATCTGCGACAACCGTGAAACTTCTGCCCGCAATTCTTCTACTTGACGAAGTAGGGAATCTCGTTGTTCCGTAACGTCTTGAAGCGTAACGCCAATGACAGTATGTGCTTCATCAATTCGGCTCTTGTATTCATCCGTGCTCACCTCAAACCTCCGTATGCATGTCAATAAAATCCATTAATTTTTCTGCTGTTGTAGTTCCAGATATTCCTGGGTCATTGCGCAGGTAGCGAACAAAGTCATACCATCTACGCTGTTGGTCTGGGTTGTCAAAAACAATCGTGTACTGAACCACTGCCTGGGGAGAAGAACCAGGAGAAACAAGAGTGCTACCACTGACAGCAACCTTGTTGTGGTCTACATCATTGCCAGCAACAATTCGCCTAACGCCATCTTCGGATTCTTCAATATTTATATTGATTGGCGTACTGGGAGGAGCGATGGTTGCTGGGTTCTGCATTACAGGAGTGAAGTATGCATCAGCAATAGGGGAAATAATTTCTGATGCAATTTGAGTTTCCTCCATCGCCGCCACCTCAAACTCATCCCAACCAAGCCCCTCAAATAGTTCTGGGTATTCTTCGTACAGGTCAATCACAATGTCGTTGAGAAGAGAAGGGTCTGTATGCCCTAATTCCATTGTTCTGTTGTCTGCTAGTGCAAACGCAATTGCTTCGTCGTTTTCAACCTCCATTTTAACAACGGCAATTTTGCTCCACCCAAGACGTCTCGCTGCCTCCAACTGATGGTTTCCTGCAATCACGGTAAATGTTCCGTTGTCGTTAGGTCGCGCCACTATTGGCTTCATCTGCCCAAACTCTTCGTAGGAAGCCATGATTGCTTCAATGTTTCCCTTACGAGGATTCTTCTCCAAAGGGACAAGTGAATCTATATCAACAGCAAGTGATTTCAAATCTTCAGAAATGTCGTTTTTCATTGTCCTACCTGAACTCTCACGTTAGCATTTAGTGTTCGCATGGCATCAATGGAAGTGCGAAGAGAAAGAAGTTTCTCACGCTTGGACTTCAGTAGAGCCTCAGCAATTTTGTAATCAAAGTTTTCGTCAGCAAGTTTGTAATCTGCCCATGCTTCGCGTTCTTTGATGGAACCTTTTGCCGAAAGATATTCTTTAGCCCAATTGGCTTTGTAGAGGGATTCCTTTTTTGCAGAATCTTCTGCAAGCGATTCAAATGCTTCTGTTTCTTGTTCCAGCATCTCAAGGAGTCGCATCAACTCGTGTTCAATATCTATCTGACTAATAGGGCTATTTCGCGAAATCATTTTTCTCCATTAAGTTTTGCATCGGTGACCAATCTATCTTTTCAAAAGCGGAAAGTTGTTCTTTAGTCCATTGATATGCGGATAATCCTACTTTAGTCAAAGCCATCTGCTCAAGCACCCATGCATCGCATTCGTCGTTGCCGGAAGCGCCACTAAATATAATTCCAGTCTTTGCCGAGATGGCAGAGATGACTTCTCCTTTTGATGCGTTTCCCCGTCCAGTTGCAAACTTTGCACGGCACGTGGGTGGCACTTCAATAATTGGGATATTGCATTCAAACAATGTCATCCGAACACAGCCACCCAATTCTCCGATGCTGAAAGCCTGTCCACTACGAGAGGCGAAAGAGTAGCCCTCAATCACCACGCAGGAAATTTCGTTTTCCAAGCACTGATGCAAAACTTCCTTCGTAACGTCAGACAAACGCTCCACACCTCGTGTCTTGGGGCGAACAACACTAGTTACACCATTCATAGATATTCCTGTTGAGGTGAGCGATAGGTCAAGACCCATCAGTCTCATTTCTCCCAACCCCTTTTAGCCAAACCAAGGTCAAAGGCTATTTGTGGATAGTTTCCTATGCGGGTGTGGCATGGTCGGCATACAGCCATCAAGTTATCTTCATCAAGGATTGAGCCACCCTGAGAGCGACGCACTATTTCGTGGATGTCCTGCGAAGAACGGCGTACATATGTTGCGAGTTCGTCATATTCGGCAAATATTGGGCATGCTTCACATAGGGGTTTTTCGTTGAGAAGTTTCTCCACAAGTGGCCTACGGAGCCTGTATTCCGCTTCTTTTTTCTTGGACCTATGACGCACGAACAGAGTCTAGTTTATTTCTGACCACCGTACGAGACGAGGAACTATAAATTTCCCTCATTGACGTCATCAAACTCCCAACTGCCATTTACTGCAGCCCATAAAGCCCTGTCAATTGATGTTTCTTCAAGGTCATATTCACGTAATAGATTTTTATGCTTGATAATTGCGTTCTCAAGAAATGAAGCCCTATCCCAACCGTCGGAAGAAACCGCTTCACCAGTTTCAATCATTGTCATGACTTCATCAAGACGACGGTTGACATAAAACTTGAATCTGTCAATTTTTTTTATTCTGTGTTGATATTCGCGAGCCGCTTCAGTAGCGAGTCGTTCACCACTTCTGCCCATTGATAAATACCTCTCAGCATCAGCATCGGCATCATCTTTAATGCCGTCAATCTGAATGTCAAGGTTTTCAATCAAAAGAAGCAGACCTTCTTTCCATCTTTCCCAGTTTTCAGGCTGGAGAAGTAATTGCTTCTGAACCAAGGAAAGTTTATTTTTAACATCCTCGGATACAAGTCGTGCGAATACGTCGTCGTTAATCATTACCGCCATGCAGGGCATACCTTTTTGAATGAGCACCAATTGCAAAGGATTGACTTGTTCGGTTCAAACTCACCAGTCTCACACTTTACGTCTATTTTCTTTTTTGTTTCAATAACAGTTGATTCAACTTTGTCAAGGTCCTGCTGAGTTACTGCTTGACTAAACTGAACACCATCTTTTAGGTAAAGAAGTTCAACCTTAGTTGCTTTGCCGACACCAGTTGATTCAAGCAGGTGAGAATAAATCAGTAGTTGAAAAAACTTGTCGCTAATCCAGTTTTTCTTTGGAGTTTTTCCAGTTTTGTAATCCGAGATAGTAAATCCTGTCTCGTTTTTATCAAACCTGTCAATGAATCCCTTGATGCGAACTCCGCCGATTTCACCGTTTAGTTCGTGCTCAAGCCCCATTGGGGACAGAAGTGTTGGTTCTTCTATCTTCCATAGATTTTGGATACACCACCATGACTTCCATCTGAACATTCGCAGTGCTTCATCTCCACGAACCCAAGGCTTGACCCTGTCGCTCCAGCCGTTTTCCCAAAGTTGGGCTGATAAGAGTTTCGCTTCGTCCTCAGTCCTATAAGTGCTTTCAACATGATAGAGAGCCTCAAGAACATCATGAACAAAGTTACCCATTAGGGTTGCCTCTGTAGGGTCTTCTTGCATCAAGTCAATTTTTGAGTACTTGAATTTGAGTGGACACTGTTCAAATGTCCCCATGGAAGAAGGAGAAAGATGAGGTGGAGGATTAAACGTTGTCAATGTCTTCACGCGCCGTTGCGTCAAATGAGAGAACAAGACAATGCTCCAAGAGGGCAGTTAAGTCCTCCTGAGTGGCAGTTGCCTTTGTCGGCTTGGGGCGACCGTTTGAGTACTTTTCCCAAAATGCACCAAGTCGTGTTTTGTGTTCTGGAGACAAGGACTTTGAAAGACTCACAAAATTTATCCACAGTTCTTCAATAACTGGGTCAATAGTGGGCTCGGGAATTGCATCAACTGCCTCCATTGCTTCTTCGGTGCGAGCAAGATAAAGACCCACACCAAGTGCCTGAGCGGCTTTTTTAAGTGCATCAGAAACCGCACCCTTGAATTCGTCACCCAAGTCAACAATGTCGCCGTTTTTTGTGCGCTTAATCTTTTGACCACCAAAACCATCTTTGGTAACGCTAGTGAACCTCTCGGTTCCGTAAACATTCAAACGAACATGAGCAACAATAAATTCTGGGTCAAGAGCATCTCGTTCGCACTTGATGATTTCGTATGACCAACCGTCAAATCCAAGAACCTTATTGAGTCGTGAGATTACTTCGCTCACTGGAATGTAGGTAAGAGAAGTTCCGCCTTTTTTGAGTTGGCGTTCAACTTCTTTCGGGAATGCTTCATTCAGGGATACTTGAATACTGTTTCTCTCAGCAACTGCTTTTAAGCGCATTTCCTCTTGGCGACGTGTCCACATCTCTTCATTGTTCATGTTTTCTACAACCTCAGTCTCTTCTGTTGAGTCAATTTTTTTAGTAGCCATTGTTATTTTTCACCTTTTGTATAGATAGCGATATTTGTTTTTGGTTCACCAACTTCGCAGTACTGGTCTGCGTTGATGCCCAAGTCGTTTAGTGCCCCAACCCGCCAATATGAAGGCTGGACATAATCAAGTATCTTATTGACAATTTCTTCAGTTGACAACGTAACTTCGCCAGTATCCATATCAACGGAAGACTGCTGAAGGCGTTCAAACACTTGCATCATGAGACCCTTACTGTCCCATGACTTACGGGCAGAACCAACCTTGCATTTGATTTCAGCACCGGTGCTGAGGGTCAATTCCGTCTTCTTTTCAGATTGCATTTTTTCAACCATCTTGGCTGCAAACGAATCGTAAATTAAGGCAATGTCTTTCTTTACATGGTTAAGCATTACAAGATGCTCAGACCAAACATCAAGGTCTGCCTCGCTGACGTCTTCGCTATTAAGGAACTTGTCAAGGGTCATAAGCATGATTCGTAAATCTGCTGGAGTTATCATTTTCTCTCCGTCTAGTAGTAAGTACCTGGGGTTAGTAGTAGGTACCTAGACGATGATACTGACGATTTTCCTTTGTGGCAACCCGAGGCCGGTTAAATGTGTGAATGCTCCAACAACGGAGTCAACTTGGTCGTCATGGTCGCAGGCCTCAGGAAATGAGGAAAGTTCATCCATCCAGTCGCTCAACCACGTACCCCTTACAACTCTTACGTTTCCGTTGGCCACAGCCGCCGCAAATGGTCTAGCCCTGGTTAATTTATCCCCAGTTGAGCGTATTCCTGCAAAATCAAAGCCGGGAACAACATATCTGGCATATTGGTCCACCAAGGCCTTGCCTGAAGAGCCAGGCTCCTGCTCCATCCTGATGGCGACTCCCCTGCCGTCCTCGTAGGCGGTCTGAGCGACCAGTTGCTCCACCTTCTCTCCTTTGACGCGGGCTCTCTTGACATCCAAGACATAAGCAACACCACCGTCAAAAAGCATCAATGTTCCGACTGTCCAGTCAGGGTTGGGGGTCGCATGGGACGGTTCAGTTGCTGCAAGGTCCCAGAAACGCACAGCCCTAGCCGCTGATGTGACGGTAGGCACCTCGTTGTTGTCAATTATTATTATATTTTCTCTTTCAAACAGGGTTCCCAGGGTGGTGCTCCACCAGTCACCTTCTTCTAGTCTTCGCCGTTCAACAGGGTCAAGAGCCTGAAGAGCCTGTCGGTAGGAGTCTGCGTCAATTCCAGGGTTGTCTGTCAATTTTGACGGCACAAAAATGCGTCCCTTTTCCATTCCCTCAACGATAAATCGCTGCCTAACCCAGTTAGGGGCGGGGTTTGATGCCGCCCTCATCCGAAGAGGAACCTGAGAAAGTGGTCCAGAGTTCGGACGACGGAGACGGGAGAACATGTACCTGTAGTCGGATTCTCGGATTTCGGTAACCTCATCCATTCCGATGAATTGAAATTCCGAACCCTTATAGCGAAGATAGTCGTTGGTGTTATTTAAGTACCCAAAAGAGACTCTCGCACCAGAAGGGAAGGTGGCAACATAACTGTTTGCGTTCCAGTGAATTTCGTCAAAACCCTCTATCCATGTCTTGAATCTGTCCATGAGAGCACCGGGAAGCGCCAAGTCGGCGTATGTACGCCTGAACAGAATTGCCGAATAGTTAGGCACATCTACATACTGAAGAGCAGACATTAACAATGCAGAACTTTTGCCTCCACCTGCTGCTCCGCCAAATAACGCCTCAATACCGTTAGTTCTTAAAAAAACTTTTTGCGTGATAGATGCTTCCTCTGGACAGAATTCAGGTTTTTTAGGTTCTAAGTATTCAAGAACTTTTATCCAGTCGGTAGTCATGGTTTTCTTTCTGTAGGGCAATTGCACATTAGGCATGTTTTATGCGCTACGGTGTGAGCATATGAATAATTTCATCACTAAAACGAAGTCTGCAAGTGTAAAGAGTATTAAGTTTTTATGGGGGGTAGTAAAAGAATTGTTAACACGCCCGTTCTTCGCCAACGTTTTAATGGTAGGATTTATATTATTTACAAGTATAGGGGCGAGCATGGTTTCGCCTGCTTTGGGTTTCATTGCGGCGGGTGTTACATGCGGAATTTTCGGTTTATTGCTAGGTCTTGAGTAAAAAATGGCTTGGAACAACTTTAATAATAAATCACTGAACAATCAGTCCGCAAAGAGCGTAGGACCTGGCGCGCCAATTTCGCATAATCCCGGTTACGTAGGGAAGGCCTATTCCGACTCGTGGGATATTGAACGCGTTTATAAAGAAGGAATGCAGAAAGTCACCTGGGTTGCCAGATGTATTGACGCAATCGCCGGAAACCAAGCAAGACTCCCGGTCGTGCTCAGGAAAGACAACTCTCCACAGGGTGAGATTATTACGGGCTCAAAAGCAAAAAATTCAGAGATATTAAAAATTCTGAATACAAAATCCAATATAGGCGAAAATTCATTCATATTTAGATACAGGCTTTCTTCTCAACTTTTAATGAGCACCCGAGGCGTGTTTATAGAAAAAATTTACGGTAGGGACGGCGGCGTTATCGCTCTCAACCTCCTACCACCACAAAGTACTGCTCCGATTCCCGACCCAAGAAACTTTGTTGCTGGGTACGAAGTAAAGATGCCAAACGGCAGCATTATAAACATGAAACCCAAAGATGTTATTTGGATTCGCAAGCCGCACCCATTAGACCCATATCTGTCAATGACCCCATTAGAGGCTGCTGGCATTGCTGTGGAAATAGAAAACTTGGCAAAGGTCTACAACAGAAACTACCTACTTAACGATGGTCGCCCTGGCGGTCTCCTCGTTTTGCGTGGCGAAATTGACGATGATGACAAAGAAGAACTAAAAAGCAGATTTAGAGGAAATATTGCTCGTGCTGGAGCAACGACTGTTATCTCGTCCGACGACGGTGCCGACTTTGTTGACACCTCCGCTAGCCCCCGTGATGCTGCATACATTCAAATGCGCCAAATCACCAAAGAAGAGATTCTGGCATCTTTTGGTGTTCCTGAATCAGTTATCGGAAATGCCGCTGGCAGGACGTTTTCTAATGCTGGCGAAGAAATCCGAGTTTTTTGGAACGAAACAATGCTTCCACACTTGGAGCCAATTGCTCGCGCCTTGGACGAACTGGATGACCAGTATTATATTGATTTTGATGTTAGGAACGTCCCTGTACTGATTCTTTACGAACAGGAAAGAAACAGATACCTGAAAGACGAACTGGGTCAAGGTCTAATTAGTACTAACGAATACAGAATCGGTACAGGCAGAAAAGAAGTTGAAAGCGACCTCGCTGATTCTCTTTTGATGAATCCAAACCTGACTCCAATTGCAAACACAAAGAAGAAGATGGAAGAACCTGCACAGGCTGGCGTAATGGGAGCACCAGGAGCACCAGGAGCACCAGGAGCACCAGGAATGCCAGGAATGCCGCCAGGAATGCCAGGAATGCCTCCAGGGGCAGAGGGAATGCCCCCAGACCCGACGACAATGCAAGGTGCCATGGAACTTGCAACACAAGGCGAGCAAATGGCGCAAGGAGCAGGAATGCCTCCAGTTGACCCGGCAATGTCTCCAGAGCAGGGAGCCATTCCGACCGCTCCAGTGCAAGCATCCGCAAACTACTCGGCGCTACAAACTAAAACAGAGCAAGAGTGGCAAACAAAAGTTGACACGACATTTAGCCGATGGACCGAGATTCTTGACAGAAGCCTAGAAAGAGTGTTTGAAAGACAGCAGAGAGTTGTTCTTGAAAAAGCATCTGGCATCAAATCTAGAAAACTATTGGCAACAGGGGCGCTTGACGTTGAAAGCATATTTAGCACCGATATATGGGCTAAGCAGATAGACGAAGACATCAGGCCTGTTCTCAATGCAATTATCCAAGACGCACAAACAACGTATTCTGAAAAAAACCTTGTCAAGATGCCGTTAAAAAAAGAAGACATCGTTGCTCATGTCAACTCACAAATTGCCAGAATTAAGTCAGTGAACGAAGAAACAGCACAAGAAATCAACAATGCGGTATATGCAACACTTGGTGTTCTTGGCGAAGAAGACAAGGCGACAACCTTGAGAACCGCCCTTGTTGGAACCTTTACCAATCTTCTTGCTAAAAAGAAATCACAGATTGCCGAAGACGAAACACGTCGTGCGTGGTCAATGGGTTCAAACATCTAATTTCTGTAAATAGCAAAACCTATTTAAAGAAACAGCAATATCTGTATTCAATACTTGCAATCGTTTGAGTTCCTATCATTTATTATCAATTAGGACATTAGGAGCGACATGAGCCAGCAAGACATTCAATTTAAAGCCATTCCTGGCCAGTTCAACATTGACGAGGCTCAGGGCGTAGTTGAGTGTTTCGTCGCAGGTATCGGCAACAAAGATTCGGTTGGCGACGTTTTGATTACTGGGGCATTTACTAAAAGCCTTACCCGCCGCAAACCCCGTGTTGTTTGGGGTCACAACTGGAACGACCCAATCGGCAAAGTCCTTGAAATATATGAAGTTGCACCTGGGGATAGAAGACTCCCATCCAAGATGTTAAATGCTGGAATTGGCGGCCTTTACGCAAGAGTTCAGTTCAACCTCAACTCAGAAAAAGGTCGTGAGGCATTCGCCAACGTCGCTTTCTTCGGTCAAGAGCAAGAATGGTCAATCGGCTATAAAACGCTTGATTCAATCTTTGACCCGAACATCCAAGCAAACATTCTAAAAGAAGTAGAACTTTACGAAGTATCGCCAGTACTACATGGTGCCAACCAACTAACTGGAACAATTTCTGTAAAGTCTGACGAAACAGCCGAGAAGCACATGCCGGGAATGATGATGCCCCACCACGAAGGAATGGGTGCTGGTCCTAAAATTGTTGTCGTAAGACAAAGTAACGATGATGACGACGACGACGATAAGCCGATTTTTTCGGAAGGTCTTGCTCAGGCGCTTGGCGACAATGAAAAAGAAAGATTGACACGCGAACTACAGGCAAGAAGCGGTTCCTCAATTCAATTGGTTTCCGCTACAGAGAGTACGGCAAAGTTTAGAAGAATGACTTCTGATGGTCGTTCCGTAATGTACAGAATTGGATACCACACTCCAGACAATTACGTTACCTTCATGTTTGGAAAGCCGGAACTGGCGGAAAGCCAACAACCGGGCGGTTCACGCACTGTTGTTCCGTCACAGATGCCTTCAATGCCAATGCAGGTCAAGCCACGAGTAACAACTGACTCAACAAACTATGTTGTTAGCCCTGAATACGTAATGCCAAAAGGCGAAGATTACGAAAAGTCAGCCTTTGACGAAGAACTAGAAAATCTTGCTCAAATTCTTGATGAGACATTTGATGTAAAAGTTGGAAGAACTCTTAGTTCTCGCAACATGTCAAAACTAAAAACTGTCCTAGAGACACTTCAGGATATTGTTTCATCAGCAGAAAAAGATGTTGAGTCAAAAAGCGATTACATCATTCCTGTCCAGATAGAAAATGCATTTGAGACCAAGCAGTTGCTTGACCCAATTTTTGATTATCACAGGGTTGAATCTCACGTAACGGAAGACGGAATAGTCATCACAACGGGAGTAACACAAGAATTTATAGAGGCTATTGGCGTAGCCGAAAAAGCCCTGGGGCGAACGCTAAGCGGTGGCCTGGGAAAATTAGGCCGCGCCGGTAGGGGCGCGGTAAACTTTGACCCAAAAGCGTGGGACGGTGACGGAGACGGAATCGTACAAGAAGGAACACCGTACTCACGTCCTGCAATACCTGGAGTAAACGACCGCGCATCGGGCGGAAGAGTTGACGTGAATGCCGCAACTCGCGCATGGCAAAATCAACGTAGGGCCGGAATGGCATCTCGCACTGGTCGCATGGACGCTGATGACAACTTTGACGAATACGACGAAGCAATGGGTCCACCAATGCGTCGTCCAGGAAGAGGAATGGCCGACGACCCAGTAGGTGACGCTGCTTCAGAAAACCTTGATAGAGACAGAAATGCTGGCGCTGTAAGAAGAGGATTTAGTTCAGAAACTGCAGAAGTTGTTTCAAAAGATGATTTGCCAGAAACAATAGTCACCGACATAGAAAATGCCGCAAGGCGTTCTGTTGATTTTAGAACCGGCAATGAAACACCCATTATTGAAGGTGCTGAAGAAGTATTAAAAAGCCTCACTGATGAAAAACTTAAAGATAGCGTTGGTAAATCCATATCCAATGCAAGAAGAAAATTAGCAGAAATGCTTTCTGACGAAAAAGTTATTGAAGAATTTAGTTCAAGAAAAGCAATTGACGATTTTATGGACGAACTTAGGTATGCAATTGACAAGATGATTGATTCCCATCTTAATTCTGTTACAAAAACAGGAACCGAACTTGAAAAAGAAGAAATTGACGAAATTGTAGATAATGCAAAATCTAAATTTGACAATGATTTTAATGAATTAATTAAAGCGTCTAAAGAATTTTGGAACACGAGACGCAAGCCCGGCAGACTAGACAACACAGTAGAAGAAGCAAAAAAGGAAGCAGAATTAGATAGAAATAATCTGATGACGACGCTTAGGGATGGTGGAGCGCCAGAAGACCTTGAGTCAGTACTTGGTTCCATACTTGGGAATTACCTCTTTAACGACAGTCGTGAAGGAATAATTTCCGGAAAAATTTCTCTTGAAGATTTAAACTATGAAATAGAAAAAGCACTTGACTCAATAATTGGTAATGACCCATCAATTGACCCTAAAGAATTAGTAAATGAATTTGGTGAAGCGCTCCGTGAAGGGGCATCAAAAGATGGCGCAAACCCACTGATTGTTGCTTTCGCAAAAGAATTTGGCGATGAAAAAATTACTGGTGGGGACTTAATTGACTACCTAAATGACACTCGTCAAAGTTCTAGGTATAGACCAGACAGAGGCAAGATTGAAAAAGAAAAAATTCGCGGTTTTGCTTCCAGGATTGGCGCAAGTCAAAACCCTGACGAGCCACGTGAATACATGGATTTTGTGGATGCCAGGGATACTTTCAGAAGAGAAATGAGCCTTAGGGATATACAAGATGATTATCCAGAAGAAACATGGGAAGCAATCAATGGCGTTATTGAATCATCTGACAAAAAATTAATAACAGACCATCTAAAAGAATCTATGTCCCCAGCAGATTTTAAAAAATTAGAAGACGCCGAAGACATTGACGATATGGTCATGAAAATTTATGATGATTTCTTCAACGAAGAACTTCCTAAACCGCTTAACGACTTAATCATGGACTCCCTAGAAGGCGCAATTGTTGATGACCTTACTGGGGCTAACGTCAAAAAAAGAGGGTTCAGGTCATCTACTGGCGGAAAAGACGACTCAAGTCGTAAGCGCGAAATGGACATGACGCTTGCTGAATATGCAGAACTAGATACAGTTCTTAAGAAATACATGGATGACAGCCAAGTAGACGGCATCGGTGCTGACGAAGACATGCAAGTAATTCAGGATATTCTTGACAAACTTGATGAGAGTTCAGCCGCAAACGACTCAATTCCTCTTACGGACAAAGAAATTGACGACTACATGGACACTCTCACAAGAATGAGAGACAACGGTCCAGTTGAAGATTCAGCAGATAAAGAATCAATAGACAAACTGATTGACTCCTTAAAGAAAACAAAAGAATCAACAGACGGAACCTACGAATCAGATGCTCTGCAGCAGGCCGGAACAAGGCTCACTCCTCCTTCTGGCGGTCGTGGAAGAACCACAAAAGGCACTCGCCCATTCAAGAGTTCCAACGGAACAATAAATCCACACAAAAAACTTGATTTTGAATTAGAAGATTCTGAAATTGGCGAACTTCGTGATGAACTTGATGGTTTTATGAAGATGACCAACAACCCTGGCCCACTTAGGGCTGTTGCTGAGAAACTAGAAAAAGCCACAAATGGCAAGTTTTCACTTGAAAAAGAAGAATACGAAGAAGTTGTAAAAGAAATAGAAAAACTACGGACAGACAAAAAGATAGTTACATCAGACGTAATCGGACTTCTTGAGCAAGCAGCAGAATCCAAAAAAGGAAAGTACTCAAGCATTGAAGTCAATGGCGGACGAGGTTTCTCATCATCTACTGGTGGTGGCAAGAACAATGGAGCACCATCCGACATTCCCGAGACAATGCAAAAGCAATTACTCATGTGGGCTAGACAACAAAGAGGACTTAGGCTCGCCCAGGAATCTGTTGAGAAGTTTGACAGAGACAAAGGAACTCTTCCAGCATCACATTGGAGAAGACTGCGCACCTTGTATGAGAACATGGGACCAGGCTCAGCCAGTGGCGCTGCTCGCAGTGGTGGACGCAGAGGCATCTTTGGTCGTGGAAAAGATACTTCTCCGACTACGCAGGTTGGTCGTGGACCTTCCGCTGAAAGCAAACCACTACCCCAAGGCCTGCTTGATAACACAATGTCAAAAAATCCAATCGTTACAGACGGATTTACGGACATGAGGTCTGGAAGCATGGGCGGCTCGCAAGGCGGAGGCGTATTCAAAGACCCAAAGACTGGTAAAGAATATTACATCAAGCCACCAAAGACGCAGACTCATGCGGAGAACGAATCGCTGATGTCTCGTTTCTATGAAAGATTAGGCATTCCTGCTGGAAAAGTAAAAGTTGGAACCTACAAAGGTCGTCCAAAAATTGTTAGCGAAATGGTTCCAGGAGCAGTACAGGTTGACCACGAATCCGAGATGAAAAAACCGGCGTGGAAGAAGGCGGTTCAAGATACTTTTGTGGCTAATGCGTGGCTTGCTAACTGGGACGCTGTTTCAAACCCAGGAAACACCATTAAGGGTGGAGACGGCAAAGCGTATGTCATTGATGTCGGTGGTGCTGGTCTTTTCCGGGCAAGAGGAGGACCAAAAGACGTAGCGTTTGGCCCTATCGTCGGGGAAATGGAATCCTTGAGAGACCCCAAACAGGCAGGCGCTCAACGCGGTGTTGCATACTGGGGAGATATTCCACCAGCAGAAATTGCTCGTCAAGTAAAAGCAATTGGAGAAATATCCGATTCTGAAATTAGAGAAATGGTTGATGCTGTAATTTCCGACAAGGGTGAGGCAAAGAAACTTGCTGACACCCTTATTGCAAGACGTGACTATCTCGTTCAAAACTGGAGCACTGGCAAAAACAGTGGCTCCGGCAGAAGAGGTCGTACTGGCTTTTCATCTAGAACAGACCCTAGCGACCTTTCCGACTATAGACCACCCCGGCGCACGCCTGGCGGAGTACCGGCAATGAGACCTGCTGACTTTGAAGTACGTTCTCGTGACGGCGAACCTACGGGTGTTGGCAAGGGTGGGGCAATGGGAACAAAGCCTGACAAAAAATTCTCTGGTGACTCTTTTGACCAAGTCAAGCCAGACAAGTGGGATGAACTCACAATTGACGAAAAATGGGAATGGATGCTTGGCGAAGGAAACCCTGAAAAGGGCGGAACCATGTCTCCTGCTGCGTTTGAAGGCGCTATGAAGAAACTTGGCGACGAAGAAGCCAGAGAAGAAGCAAAGCGGATGTCTCCAGAAGAACGGAGAAAAGCCCGTACCGAGTCAAGAGAGAGCCAAAGAGCGCAACTTTCCGACAACGAAAAAGAAAGACTCTCTGCTGAAAGAGCAAAGCGTCAAGCAGATGCAGAAAGCCAATCCAAGCGAGTCAAGGAAGAGGCAACTGCAGAAAAAGCACAAGCCAAGAGACAGGCGCTTCTTGATGGTTTCAACGAATGGATTGATGACTCAGTCCGTCAACTTTCAGAAATGGAATATGACGGAACCGACATCAACCCTGATGCCGACGATATCTGGGACACCGTTTCCACAATCCTTGGCGTCAATGACGTCACGCCTAAGTCACTCAATGAGGCAATTGACGAACTTTCATCATACGTTGACGTTAATTCACCTGGGGAAAATGCTTATGAAAAGAAGAGCATTGCCCGTGCCAACGCATTATTGAAGAAACTTTCAAAGATGAAATCAGAGTATTCGGAAGACAAGTGGTTTAACGGCAAAGAAGGCGGAAGGCCTGGATTTGACTCCAGAACTGGTGGCAGGCCACGTCCTGGAACCCCAGAAATGCCTCAATCAAACGCTAAGCGTGACGGAGAAGTTAAAAAACTTTCTGAGTTAATTGAGAGAGTTGTTGCAGAACTTGAAGCAAAACGTCAAAACCCTTCACCCAAAAAGGGTCGCATGGGCTTCTCTTCGTCTACCGGAAAGACCATGATTACCGACGAAGCGACATTCTTTAAGGACATTGAGAATTCTCTTGCAAAAGAAATTAGAGCCGCACAGAAGGCCAAGAACACCAAGGCAATTACAGGGCTAACTAAACTTCAAGAAATAATCAAGAGAAACGAAGCATCCAAGACTGGCGACAGAAGAACAAATGTCGGAAGCATATACATGACGATGGATGAAGTTGACCTAATTCTTGACGGTCTTCAGTTTGCTCTTGACCAACAGGTGGACGCCGGTGGAGATAAGAGAATTGGCTGGTACTCAAAGTTGATTGAAAAGATTGCAGCAGCAGCCATGTCTACATTTATTGATAAAAGCACAACAGAGATTGGTTCAACCAGAAGAACGGTCACAAACAAAGACGGCGTAAAGAAAAAAATCAATATTGTCCCAGAAGCATAAATAGTATGCGTTCTCGCTCAGAGGGGCGTGCTACGTTATACTTTTATAAACTATTCATAATGTGATATTGACACTCGTGTCTTTACTCGCTAAAAAACAGGAGTTACCAATGAGCGAAAAAGTTGAAGTCAGTGTTGATGCGGACGGCAATGTTCTTAAGTGCGCTAAGGGCGCAAATGCTGCCGACTGCGGGTTTACACCAGGGGCAAAAGTTTGTGGCAAGTGCGGAGCAATGCCTATTCAGATGAAGATGGTTCCAGTCACTGATGATGACTATGAAGTCAAGGGTGGCGATAACTGGGACGACAGCGCCATGTTTGACGCTATGAAAAAGCGTCAAAAGGGCATGGGTATGGG